CATCTAAAAATTGCTTACTAATCCTTTCTACTGGCATTAAATTATGTCACATAGTAATTGTATTTATCAGGATTTTGAACCAAATATTGGCTCAGTCCCATACTCCCAATCATCATAGTCTTCATCATTACGAATTTTTTCATGAATTTCATTTTGATGAAGAAAATCATGTGTCTTAGGGGTCAAATCATCATTTGCAATCTCTCTAAGCAGTTTTTGATCCATTTTGCTCTCCTGATTCGTTAAAATCAGAACTTTTTACGGGGTTGCTATCCCGTTCTTCAACTGTTTGCCAAAAATATTCATCAGTATCACCAAGTCTTCCCCACTTCAATCCAATTTCAGTACGATAGAACTTAGTTGAAATCTTAAAATCTGGTATTTTAGGTGTTTCTGGTGTTCTTGATGGAGAAAATAATCGCATTCTATTGTTTGGATATAGTGCAAATTGTCCATTCTCTAGCAAAATACAGTTATGTGACTTATGTTCTTCTGGCATTTCACTTGTACCACAATCAATTTTATCATTAAATGGATGATAGTTATCCAAACTAAACAAATATTGCCCCTTTAATACTCCAAAGTCTCGTGTACGAACCTCAAAATCAAGTTCACCAATATGTTGTTTCTTTACACAAACAACACCATAACTCATACAGTCCCAAAACTGTAGATTTACTAAGTTAAGATCTGGTGAAGGGGTTTCTGGTACTGAAACAAAAGCACTAATTGGCAACTTATCATAAAGTGCTCCATACTCAGGTAAATAAGTTTCAAAGTAAAAAGAGCGTCCAGGTAATGACTTAGCAGTTACCCAAACGCCCTCTACGAATTCTCCAAATCCATCTTCTAGATCTCGTAAATATTCTTTACGAATCCAAACTTTTTGTGGTGGAAGATTAACAATTAATTGACTCATATAGCATAAGATAAGTTTCCTATACTATTTACACTACCTACCTTGACCCCGATACTTCTTTTTGCGACCGTTACGACTGGTAGCACTCAACAGTGTACGAGGAGATCTACCTTGACGAGTCTTCTTAGGAGCACCCGGTTCAAAAATTAGTTTACTGCTTCCACCTTTAGACATTTAAAATTTCCTCCAATTCAATTTCTTTAGGATCATATTCACCACTCTCATAAAACTCTAGAGAGAGATTTTCTAAAACCTCTACACATTCTTCATATGAGAGGTTTTGAAAAATTTTACGCCCCTTGTATAAGACGTTAAACATATATCAGATAACTCGTGTTTTCTCGTGCCCCACACGAATGCGAGGATCACACCAGATATCGAATCCTTGATCTTTTGCATCAAGACAGAATGAAACATCTTCACCACACATATCCTGTACGGCACCAGATTCAAAGACTTGCATCTTCGGAGCAAACCAAGGATATTCAAGGTTCTCAAAGACACCGTTCTTAATCAGTACCCATCCAAAACCAGTGTAATCAACTGTGAAAGGCTTTCTACGCTTTGAGATGCTTTCAACAGTTTCGTGATTCATTACGCCACCATTCTTACGAAACTCTTCCTCTTCTAACCAGTGAGCTACTGAGGTCGTGTGTCCATCTTCTGTGGCATACCATCCACCAACAATCTCCTTCTCTTCACCCTCTTCATTCAGAGCAAGATCACAGAGTTGCCAGAACTTTTCTGTGTTGAATACAATGTCACTATCAATCCATAGTTGATAATCATATTCCAATTTACCATCCCAAGGCTTTTGCTTCGGACCACGGAGAACATTTGCACCTAGACACTTACAACGTGCAAAGTTAACCATTGATGAGTAATCTTGCGAAATCTGAATACTCATTCCGTTTTGAACCATATCAAAACAGAGTTGTACAAAATTCTTAAGAAATGTAAAGGAACATCCTCTTCCAGGTAGACAGAATACAACTGTCTTCCCTCTCATTCTTTCTTTGATCGCATCATAATCCCATTCTTGTTCTTTGGGTTTAGGTGCGGATGCTTTAACAGTGAATCCTTTTGCCATAAGTTTGAATAACTTTCAGTTCAATTCTATCAGTCTATATATGGTCTTGTCAATAAGATTAATGTGAAGAGTTCAAAATAACTTCCTTATTCATCACCAATTCCTCATATGAAAAATCTTCCTTTGTTAACCTCACATCAATTAAATCAACCATCATGTGAAGCATCTCCCAGGTTTCCTCAAATTTTTCCTTTGATAAACTGTGATAGATGCACTGGTTCTTTGCGTATATGTGATAAATCTTGTCGGTCATAAAAAAATTTTCCGAATTTTTTTCAGTAACTCTTATTTTGCTACCGCATTATATATCATAACAATCAAAAATCCAAGCGGCACTCCGAGTATCGTAAAGCACTGCCGTGGATATCTTATTAACCACCCCGCAAAGACTACCTTCCAGAAATTCCAATATGGTTTATTCTTTGCTCTCATAGCAGATCTTGGAATATTTCTTAGGGGTCTCATGGTGTGTAAAATTCTGCGGGAAAATTTTTTTCGAGTTTAATATATCTCTCGCGTTTTGTCACCTCTGTAGGTTAGGGTAGTGTTGCGTTTTTATATCGCAGGGCCGCGCCGACATCACGATACCGTTATACCGTAACTGCCATTCACGAATGCTCCGCACGAATGCCACGAACAACAAAGGGGCAGGCAGTGCCCACCCCCTCAAGAGTCAGTCAAGAATCGGCGCCTTCACATCCCCAGCGTGTGTCTCAGAGTACTGGGCGGCGAGCACGGTGGCAGGCACGCCCCAGTGAACGAACTGAGAAGGGCGTGATCCGTTCTTCAGTTGATCGTGGCGTGAGATCCACTTGATCTGACGGGTCTGAAGGTCAGAGCACATTGCGAGGGGGAAGATCATCAGTCGTCTGTCGGTTGCTTTGGAATTGTACAGGATCAGAGGGGCAGGGGTCAATACCCCAACCACACCAGGAACTCACCAGCGTCAACCCCACCGAAGTCAGAGGTCGTCCCGTAGTCGGTGCGGAAGTCATCCCACAGACCGTGCTGCTTGGCAGCGTATGCCGCTTCAATCCAATAGATGGTCCCGTTCTCAGGGTTGGTGATTTCAGCGATCAGGGCGGGGAAGGTGGAGCAGGTCATCGGTGCGTCTGTCGGTTGCTTGATAATTGTACCACAGATCAGGGGGAGGGAGGTCAACCCTCCTCAGGGGTCAGCGCCCAGACCAGCGATTCCAGGTGGCAGCAGTAGGAGTACTCCATCCCGTGATGCGTCACCCTCCAGACTGGGGCACCAGGCAGGAAGGTGAGGGTGCTCATCTCAATCCGCTCAACCCCGTAGGGGGCAAGCATCACCATCGCTTCGGAGATCAGCATTGGAGGGGGGGGGGTTGTGAACTGAGAGTACTGTAGCAGATCAGACGGCGCACCAGGCGCAGTAGCGGTCGGCGTAGACCTGCTCCAGGCGGTATGCTTCCTCCTCACGGGATTCGTCGTCGTGGTTGCCCTCCAGCGATTGGCGGCAGTGGATCAGTTCGTGGATCAGGGTCGTGACGTATTCCAGGTGGGGCAGTTCGCGCTCAACCTCAACCAGGAACTCCAGGTCATCCTCCTGCTGCTGCCAACCCACTACACCCTCAGATGCGATCAGGCGCTTGTGGTGAACGGTGACGGTAGCAGCGCCCAGCAGCGGTTCCTGATCAAGCATGAAGCGGTAGACCTGCTGAGCGAGGCGAGGGCGTTGCTTTTGTCCAGAGGTGAGCAGCATCGGTCGGTTGCGGTTGTGAGTATTGTAGCAGATCAGCGGACGGCGTGGGGTTGGGTTGAGACCTGCCGACCGTGCTGGCGGATCTCAGAGGCGCTCAGGGTCACACCGATGCGGGGATCCTTTGCCTTGCCGTTGCGCTTGCTGGCGTATTGCTTCCGCGCCTTGGGTAGCAGCAGGGACAGCACAGCGTCAGAATCCAGCACCCATACCTCAGCAACCTGGGCGCCTTCATAGCGGGCGTAGTAGTGGCGGGGGTAGCATCCGATCTTATGGTCGATCAGGTATGCCTCCTGATCCTCCCAAGTGGGTTGGACGCTGATGCCGTTGTAAGTGGCGGAGATGCTGCTACCGATGGTGCTTTTGTACTCTACAGGCGTTCCGTCTTCCTCATAGGCATCGGCACCGCTGTAGGAGTCTGCCACAGTGTGCCCCAGCAGGCAGGCAAGGTGGATCTCACGGGACCGAGCATATGACATAGGGTCACCAGCATTCAGGGCGTCTGCCGCTTCGTAGAGGGCGGCGAATGCCTGCAGGTATTGCTGCTGGGCGTTGGTGAGCGTGGCGGTCATCGGATCAGTGAGGAGTGGTTGTGGGTACTGTAGCAGATCAGGCGGCGATTAGGTCGTGTTCCCAGGCGAACTGCCAGAGCACAGCGTTCTCAAGGTAGAACTCAGCTTCCTCATCACCTGCCGCGGCCAACTCCTCAAGAGCGGCGACATCATCCCAAGAGCGGGGGGCGGTTGCGGTCATCTGGGTTCCTTGCGGTTGCTTGATAATTGTACCACAGATCAGTTCATCAGCAGACCAGGGGTCAGGGTGATGTGGCGTTGGAGGCAGTGGCGGTTGACCCACTGACCGAGCGAGCAGTCGGTGTTTGCCATCAGGTCCAGGATCGCGCGGCGGGAGATGCCTTCGTAGGTATAGCGACCGCCCCAGAGGAACTTGACCTGGACCTGACCCGTGATGGGGTTGACGGTCAGTTCCTCAATCGCGGTGCTGCCGTGAGTGGTGATGGGGTAACCGATGAACATTGGAGGCGGTGGCGTGTGAACTGAGATCAGTATAAGGGGGCAGGAGTGCCCCCAGCGAGTCCTGGTGGTCAGTCTACCGATTGGCACTTGACCTGGGCGATCAGGTCTACCAGGTCGTCGATGATCATCATCGCACCCTCAGGCGACATTCCAGGGCGCTTGCCAGTGGAGGCATCAAAGTGCATGTCCCTCCAGTTGCGCTCGCTGTCCTTCAGGGCATCCAGCAGTGCCTGATGCTTGTAGGGGTCCAGGGTGAGGGTCAGGGTTGCCATCGGGTTCGCTTGTGAACTGAGATCAGTCTACAGGGTCAGAATCAGAACTCCAGGGCATCGAGGGTCGGTTCAGCAATTGTCATACCATTGTCGGTTTCGGGGTTGCTGATGGTCTCCAGGATCTCCAGGAGTTGGGCACCGTTGGATCCAGAGCGCAGCAGGGACAGGGCGAGGTCGCGGGACATTGGAATCGTTTGTAGTGTGGTTGTTTGGCGGAGTCTTTTGAGGGCGCTGCCTTTCCCATTGTATCAGAGGGCGCCTTGAGCGTTTAGGATGCCCCAGGCAACCTCAAACCCGTTAGGGGTGCGGTAGATTCCCAGATAGCGGTTGCCGATGCTCACTGCTGCTGCCTCATCACGGATACGAGCACGGGGGTCGATGGCAGCGTAGAAGATCGGTTCAATGAAGCGGGGAGTGCGGATCAGCATCAGAGGCGTGGGGGGTTCTGAGCAATTGTAGCAGATCAGGGGTCAACCCAGGAAGGTGGCAGGGTTCCCGTAGTCTGCGATCACCATGCCGTTCTGGCGGATCTCACAATACCCATACTCATCACTCAGGTCATAGGCGAGGTCATAGGCGCGATCCGCATCGGTGGTGGTGTTCTCCCAGGGAGCGGAGGGGCAGATCACATCGTAGCGCATTGGTTTCGTTTGAACTTGAATCAGTATAAGGGGTCAAGGTGGGGGATCAGAGTCCCCCCTGTGCCACTTCAGAAGGCGATCAGTTGGTCGATCTCCCACTGATCAACAGCAGGTACACAGTCGGTCCGACCGATCTTAGCGACCAACCACTTGTTGATGTGCTTTGATGTGGTGGCGCTCCACTTGTGGGCAGTGCGGACCCATCCACGACCTGGGATGCGAGCAGCAACGGGAGTCGTGTAGGAGATCAGGATCTCAGTCCCGTCTGCAAGCATCACCTCAGTCATGTTGCTGCCGATCTGTTGAACGAGCATTGTGGGGTTCCTTGTGAACTGAGATCAGTATAAGGGGTCAGGTGGGGTGCTTAGCGGCAGTCCTGTGACACTTCACACATTGCCACTGCCAGGCGGTCGGCGTTTGCTTTGGTGATCTGAGCACCTGCTGATAGGACGTTGCCACCGATCCACAAGGCGATGGCACAGAAACCAAGAGGGAGGATGGAGCGCATCAGTGAGTCAGAAGGTGTGGAGTGCTGCTACTTTATCATAGAGTTGGGCAAGGTCAACGCCCAGGTGCTCGCTTACCTCATCCCAGTCGTCGTGGAATTCAATCAGTTCCAGCAGAGCACGGATCTCATCCTGGGTGAAAGAGGTGAAGGTCTCAGAAGTCATAGTCAGCAGCGAGGTAGTCGTTCATATTGAAGGATTCGTCATCCTTCAGTTCAGGAATGTCAAGGTCAAAGATCTCACCAGGCATATCCTGGATCTCTTGCCACAGTTCGTCAAACATTGGGGTTCCTCTCAACAGAATCAGTATAGGGCACGGAGAGGCACCCACAAGCGCCTCTGTGCCACCTCAGCGATTGTCACCAGGTCTTTGCCAGGGTGAAGTTGTAATAACTGAAAACTTCACGATTAACCAGTTTGAACATACCAAACTCATTGGTCATTACATAACCTTCACCAACGATACGCTCACCGTTGATGTATGCTTCAGGTCCATCATTGCGCAGCAGGAATAGGCAATCCTCCTTAATGCTCTTAACCAGTTTCCACAAGCGAATCAGGTTAGGATCACAATCAAAGGCATCATCCTCAACGGGGCGTTGCTCACGGATGCAAGCGTTAAGTTGCTTTTTCAGTTCTGCCAGTTGCTTACCATCAACGAACTCACAAGTGGTTGACATTTGGCGGGCGAACTTGCACACCTCCTCAACATCAGCGAATGAGGTTTGATTGTGAGCAATGTAAGCATCAGGTTTGACGAACAGAACAGAATCAGTGCTGTCCAGGTTGACCATCAGGGGCAGTGCCCAACTATCGCGCAGGTCATCGTTTGCCTCATACACTGTGTGAGGGGCAATGATAATCTCCTCAGTGATTACCTCTGGGAACTTATAGGTGATGGTGTTTGGTTTGTATTCATCCGATCCGCCGAATCCGATGAAGTCACCTTGGATAATACGCTCAGTGCGAGGCAACCAATCAAGACACTTGTGCAGAATTTCTGCGACACGACCCACGTGGTTCTGATCAATTTCATCGTGTGTGTGGTTGATCTTAATCTTTACTTTGTTGAAGACACTTTTAGTGCCAACGAAGAACTTACCATTGGCGGGGTTTGTTCCCCAAACAATAGCGGGAGCGCCATCCATCTTGACACTGAGAGCGCCAGGATTAACGAACCAGTCCAGCACATCAAGGTCGCCCGTGAGGATGGCATCTTCGGGGTGTTCAAGGTGTTTGTTTTGCATGTGCTTAGTATGGCAGGTCCTGGGGGGTTCCACAAGGGGGGTGTGTGCCACTAGGTCGACTGGCACGCGGGCGGCCGCCGAGTTTGTATAAAAAAGGGGGCACGAATGCCCCCCGTGTGTTCAGTAGTCGCTGAAGACAGCAACCTCACGGTATCCCTTCCGACAAGCGGTGAAGTCGGAATACAGGTTGCTGTCCCAGGTTGCTTCCCAGTCAACTACAACGTGGGTGGAAACATCGCCATAGACATCGGTAGTATACTGCTCAGCGAAATCTGCAGTGGATTCATACCAACCACGGAAACGCTCATCGCATCCCTCAATGTCAGAAACGCAACCCATTTCACCGATCAGGGCATCAACGGCATCGTAACCGATTGCCTCACCACAACGAACATACTCCTCATAGTATGCAACGAAGTCGTTCTCATTGTAGTTGTCGATGAACTCCAGAATGTCATCCAGAGCATAGTTCTCCTCCAGAAGTTCATCAACCTTTTCAACAGCAGCGGCGCTGAGGGTTTCTTTGTAGTTCACGGTGAGAGTGATGGACATTGGTTGGTGTCTCAGGAACGAATGTAATGTAGAACGGATTGGGGGGCAGCGCAACCCCCCTTGTGCCACTAGGTCAACCGTCCACTGCCTGGAGTTGATTCATTACATCATCCTCCATAAGTTTCAGGTTTTGTTGATTCCATTGATCAACAATAATCTCACCTTCCTCATCATACAATTCGCTCAACCAGTAATCATAAAGCATCCGATTGTGTTGAGAAAGATTGTAGAACGCAAGTGAGATTGCGTCACCAATTTCAGAACTAATCATCAGTGAGTGTTAAGAACGTGAACGAAATCCAGAGAACAGACACACCAACCGGCATAATCTGTCACCTCTTCAACTAGAGCATCGGCAACAACTTCATCATCATCGTCATCATCAACCTCCACCTCAAAGACATTACCAACCACAGAATCTACAACTTCTTGTTGTTGCTCTGTGGTGAAGTCTAAATCATCAAAATCAAATGAAACTTCGGTGACCTGAAGGGTGAGTGTTCTCATCAGAAATCTCAGGAACGAATGTAATCTATCACCCCTGAGGGCGCTTGGGGGATTTGGTGGGCAGTGGCGCAACTGGCACAGCGGCAGCCGCTTCGCTCTCGGCAAAGTATACCTTACTGCGATCAATCAAAGTGTCAATGAATGCCAGCACGGTTTGAATCACTTTACGGGTTTTTTGTGTACCATTGTTCTCATTCCAGGCACGAATCAGAAACTGACACACACCGATCACAATTGCGGCAATGGTTGCTAGATTGTACATCAGGGTTTGAGTGAACTTGTGGGCAAAGAGTTTCATAACATTAGGGAGTGGGAGGTTTGTGTAGAGAATTCCTCAACCACGAATCAAACATAACACCGCCGCGGCCAACCCGCAACCCCCTGTGTGCCACTTACTCAACTGGCATAATGAACACGAATTCCTGAAGATAGTAGTCTAAGGGTAATTCAAGCTCCGCTGCTGTTTGTTCCCATTGATCCCATTCTTCGGGAGTGGCATCATCTAAGAAGTCCTGGAAAGTATAATAATCAATGTTCATAAGAACTTTGTGAGTGATGTGTATAACATAACACCACACACGAGCATCCGCAAGGGGGTGTGTGCCACCTCTAGAACTGTCATAAGACACTAAAAAACCCTGGGTCTTGTGTTAGACTCCAGGGTATTGATGCGAGTTGTTATAAGATCCTACCAGACTCGATCATTGCTCAAGTCCTCAATATACGCCCTCGCAGACTCATCCCCACCGAGATCAAACAGTTTTTCCCAATTGATATCGCGGGGGTTGAAATCATTGAGTACTTCTAGTTCTAGTGTGATCCTATAACGTGTCTTTTGTGCTTGAGCGTAAACCATAAGAATCTCGTAGGTAACTGTGTGTATTGTAGGCGAATCTAGATGGTGTGTCAAGGGGTGTGTGCGAATCTAGTTGTGTATGATCTAGATGCTTGTGAGTATATATGCGAATCTAGTTGCATTATGAAGTATTGTGTGCGAATCTAGATGTATTATGATGTGTGTATCTAGTTGCGTAATCTAGTTGTATGATGATGTATGATGCGAATCTAGTTGTATGATGATATGATAATCTAGTTGTATGATGATATAATACTATTGTTATATTATGATATGATAATCTAGTTGTGTGTATCTAGATGTATGTGCGAATCTAGTTGCGTAATCTAGTTGAGATCTAGTTGCGCCCCATAAGACTCAGAGGCACATCTAGATCCAAAATGAGTTGGCGACTCTTAGTTATTATAAGACGCTCGGAGTTTTATGTCAAGTGCTTGGGGGTCTCGGAGTTTTGTGGGGGTGCTTGACATTCTCGGCGTTTTGTGTTAGAACGCATGCTAAGACCACAAGGACCCAGAACATTTATAAGCATTTAAAGGGATTTAAAAGCATTTAAAGAACATAAAACCACACACATTCAACAATATAACACTACCATTATACTCTCATATAAACAACACAAATACATTTAATAATACATTTAATAATGTTTTTAAATGTTTTTTATCGTTTTTGACTCAAATAATTAGGTTTTTCACTATCAAACACATACCACTTCGCAATACCCAGACACATCAACAAAGTGGTATGTTCTCTGTGTTCTCTATCACTTCCCCTATACATATATCTTCTCTGGTATGCACA